GCCCGGCACGCGGCTCCGTAATAGGGACTACCGCCATCGTCCAGCAGGCGGAACCAACCGTAACTCCAGGGCGTGTATTGTGTCTTGCCAACCATAGCAACTATGGCCTCTTTGTACAGGGCCAGCCAGGCCACGTCCCGCTGCTCGTTCCATCCTCCGTTTGCGAACTTGCATCCGTCGTCCAACACTTTCGGGAAATCCATGTCGAGTTGCGCTAGTTTCTTGTGCGTCTCCATGTGGTCACAGTACGCTTGAGGGTCCTCAAATAAGGCTCCACACTGTTCGCATTTATCTACGGTCTGTTTCATATCTCATGCTCCTTGCTTGCTACATTATACGAGCAACCATCGCACCCGCTACTATAGTATACGGTTGAAATGGGTATCAACTTTAGGCTTCTTCAAATAAAATACCCTGATCATCCTCGAAAGGCTTAGTATGATCATGATTCCCTGACAGAATCAAGGCCAAACCACCTTCGGTTTTGGTACTACCACAGTCTTAGGCACTACAGGAGCCACAGAAACCTTCTTAGGAACCTTTACTTTAGCTACCTTGGGAAATCTCCTGGGTTTCGGTTTAGCCACCCCTAGAGGATTACGGGGCTTGTAACGCTCCAACGTCTTCTTGGTTTCATACAATGAAGGCGTCAGCGGATTCTTGGCTGCCTTGCTATGTCCTTTCAGATAGGGTATCCAAGCACATCGACAATTCGGATGAAGTGGAATCAATCCATGAGACGACTTTACTTTATACGGACTTCCATTCGCCATATCTTGACAAGCTATACATACCAGATCATCCCCCGCACTACTCCACTCCGCCATCAAACCTAAATCTTTTACTCCCATCTCTTCAAAAGCATTAAGCTGCCCTTCCGCATGAGCATGGACTATCTCCGTCCTAGCTATCATCTTTGCCCTAGTCTTAGACAACCCTGCTATAGATCGTCTCATATCCCTAGCCACTGAAATAGGACCGTTCCCCTTCAGCATACCCTCAGCTAGAATCCTATTCATTTGGAGCTTGGCAGTATCAGTTAATCCCTTCATATTCTCGAAGGTTCTGGTTGCCAACGTTTCAATCTTTCCTGTTGCTACTGCCTGTCCAAAGGCAGATCGTAGGAACTGGGATTTAGTCCCCTCATAGAAATCAAGATTCTCAGCCATCGCTGCACTATTCGTATCTGTATAGGCCCGGAGCAACCCTTTGGAATAGGCCGATTCAATATATGGAGCTGTCCAAGGCTTTCCGCTTAGTCCGCCTACTGGTTTCAACATATCTGTATCAACTTGATTCGTCAGCCAGTCCCGAAATACCGTCTGCTTCTGAGGATCTGTAAGGAATGCATATTGCTGGGAAGGAGAATTGACAATAGTAATACCAGATAACGTTGTGTAAGAATCAACATTCTTTACAGCTTCCTTTATCAACTTCAATTCATTCTCTTCACTAAGTTCCACATCAGGGCCGTACTCCAAAGCATTAAACAAATACTTCTTCTCACCCAATCCCAATTGATCCTCCGTCCCCACCCACTTATATACCGCTTTAGATAGATTGCGGAGATGCCTATGGAATTCTCGATAGAACTGCATCCGTAATGTAATGGAACGGGTTGGGTCAATTGTCTTAGCCATCAGTCTTCCTCTATTCTTTCCTTTGTTGCATCATCATACCGTTCTTTTATTTTGCATAATACCTGTCGTACCCGTTCCTTGCATATCCCATACGTATCACCTATCTGCTGCATCGTCCCACCCATAAGTCTATGATGTAATATGCTACAATCCCTATCTGTAGCACAGCAAGAAACAAGCAAATACCAACAATCCTCTGCTTCTAACACATCTTCCTCTTGTGCCTGTTCTACAAAACAATCACTATCCAAATCCACTAAATCCAATGATGTAAATATAGGAGCTGGTAATATACTGAATGGTTTATTCCGTTTTTCTAATCGCTTCTTGGCAGCACAAATATGAAGCATACTCCATATGTATTGTTTCTTCTCAGTTTTTGGACAGCCATATCTCCCACTTCCCAACCATGCCTCTGACACCAAATCATCCTTGGTAATAAAACCACGATAGTCCCGTAGTCGGTACAACACTGTAGCTGCTGCTGCCTCCATAATACATTGTAGATTAGGAGACCAATAACCCTTTTGTTTCCTATACCTAGTTGACTCCTTCATATCAGTCTCCCTACAATAACTACTTCCTATTCTACATCATGATCATTAGACATATACGACCCACGATAATCCTCATTACGCAATTCATTTGTTATAAAAGTAGGATCATAATTTCGTTCTCTGGCTGGATGTATTTCTTCTCCTGATATATCGGGCTTGTCCTTTTTCCTCCTGAAACAACCCTCTACCTTACAATCCTTCCCCAACACATATCCATGACGACGACTAGCTTGATTTTCACACTCCCCTATCGAACTATGAACAGACAATACGATAGTCCAATACTCACAATTACCACATACAAAATCAATGGAATCATGGTGTTCCGACATTGTCTTCCCTTTCATCTTTTGGATTTCGGGTAAGCACAGGATAATTTTGTCCATCTAAATGAGCCATACACGCTACCCATCTCGTCCCTTTCTTTCCGCTCACAATCATAGGAACTTCAAGCTCATAATGTATCGTACTACTCATATCTTCTTACCTCCCGATCTACCAAACCAAATTGCAAATACTATCATTATGCCCGCAATGACCCATACCTCTAACATGGCTGGTCCTTTCAAGCTAATTCTGGTTTGTGGGAGGAACTACACTCAAAGTATGTATAACATATCTGACCTTTACTATCAGGATGAATAAAATGATCCTTGAAATTCTTAGGATAGATCAATCGAGTGTATGTGTGTTCTAAGTTACCAAACCAATCTACTCCTATCACCATCGTATTTTCAGGTATCCTCAAAGACTTATGGATATGGAAAATCCTCGCAGGCAATTTGACTATACGTTCACCACCATCACCTTCCCCATCACAACAATTATCTATGATCCACTGAAGATATTGTGTGTCTTTCATACGAGAAAATGAACATGTATGGGCATGGTTAATCATATCTTTCTTCAACACATCCCAATCATTCTCACTCAACTTTGCCGTTTGACTCTTTGCAACTGTACTAAAGAGAACCGCTCCAACTGATGCCTTGATAAATTCTCTACGCTTCATAATGCACTTTCCTTTCATACAATGAGATTATTTATCCTATTATACGTTAGTACCTTTCTTTGGCTGGACTTTCCCCTCTACTGACTCAGGTTCCTCTTCTTCCGGATTCAACAAAGCCTCGTAATCGCCCACACCCTGCTCAATCGTAGCTGCCTCATCGTTCGTAAATTCCAACACCATAGTCAGAAAATCCTTTGGACTTATCAAGGCCGCAACATTACCACCTACATATTTTGCCATGGCCTCAGTTATGCCCTTCGCTACTTCCGTTTTCTCAATATCACTAGGTGTTTCCCTATCAGGCCATACCACCATAAATTCATCCATTTCTGGCAACACTCCATAAGCCGTCAACCTATCAATAAAGGGTCTAATTACCAATGGCGTAAGATACTGATTCTGTCTACGTGCTACACGTCGGTCCCAACTATGCAAATCCTGTTTAGAAGCCAACTGAGCCTGCTCACTTCCTAGGAAAATTCTGTATGGGATTCCTTTCGTTATAGCTATTGCTTTCAACTGGGATTCCAGATGTCCTTTTGGGTCTGCTACCTGCATTGCTAAGGACTTAGCAGACACACCACTAATTGCAAGATATCGTTGGAGTCCTGCACTGTAATCCTCCATCTGTTCCTGTAGTCCATCTACATCAATTTCTGCATCCCCTAACTCTGGATGTACCTCAAAACTATAACCAGGAAATCCACCTTTCCAGAACATCTCAGCACTACCTGACAAGACTTTTCTTAGGTCCAATAATCTGTTATAAACATTCTCCATTCTAGGTACACCATACACCTCACTATCATCACGATTATCTGCTACATGAAGCACCCTAGTCCAATGCACCTTCCGTGTAACTGTTTTGTTATTTGAATCATTGGTTTCCTCAAATTCAATATCGTAAATCATTGGAAAACCATATCTAGGACTCTTATCATCTACCTCCTTTGATGCTACAGTCACATTACTCTCAGCAAACGGTCTTATATACAGCAATTCATATTTGTTATTACCAGAAATACTTCCTGTCATTAAATCTACACCGTCTACTGGTTCACTTAGTTCCTTTCCATCATTAATTCCAAACAGTAATATACCGTAGTGTCCTATCCCACTCAGTATATCTACCCTCTCTAAATAATGCAGGAAATTATGCTTGTTATTCAATTCCTTCCATAGCTTTTCCCATGGTGTTTCGTTTGTATCCTCTGTCTCATATATATCTGGTACGTTGCTCCAGCTTTCCTCTGGTTCAATCTTTACGACCCTAGCCGATACATCACTTCTATCATACATAGTTCTCATATCAGCTACTGATACTATATCAGGATATCCACACTCAGAATTGATATCCTTTCCTGGATTTAGTATCTTACTAATAGCCGTTCTGCGTAGTAAGGCTGTAGTGTTAAGGACTGTTTCCGCGAATCTTCTTGCTGCATTACTGATGACCTTCTTTTTCGTTTTCTTTACCATAATATCATCTCATCTTTCTAATATTTCTAACCTTTTTACTTCTGGGCAATCCACCCACTCTTGGTTTCGGTCTGGCAAGGTAATTAAATGCCCCTGATGAGGCATCTACTTGGTCTTTGTAGGTTGAGAAAGGGAAGTACGTCATTTCATCTAAATACAGTTCATTCCACGTTGCTGCTACCATGGAAACGTTACCCATATTCACCTGGCAGGATAATGGGTCCGCCCGCAACACTTTATCCCCTGTCGGTTTATCAACTATCACTCTCCACCCTGCTAAATTCTTAACGGTATTCTCAGCTGATTCCTTCCCGCCAGAGCCCGGTTCCTGTTCTATACCTACCACCACTCGTCTACCATCTTGCTCTGCTGTGTCTTTGATAATTTGTTCTCGTTCATGGCTGGCCCACTGTCCTCTTTTTACATTCAATATCCAGAATCGTCCTTTATCATCTACCCCCATTTTGCATCCTACCGTATACGCTCCACCCTTATGAGTTCCAGCCTTGTCCCAGAAACGTATAGTGAATGGGAGTCTCTTTGGTGGGTAGTCCTCTATCCTAATATTATTAGTTCGGAACATACCACCACCCAATGGGACAGGGTGTTGTAAAAACTGACCGGCATACATATACTCGCCAATCACCCTAGCATCATCTAACACTTGCCGAGTGAGTCTTACAGGGTCCATCAAACCATCTTTGTAATACTGTCTCAATTCTGGTGGATTAATCTTGTCTGTTTCCTCTGCTGGTATACAAATATGCTTGATTCTTCCGTCCCTACTTCTCTTCAACATATTCGCTGTGGGATCGTCCTGATGTAGCCTCTGCATGATTAGAATGGTAGGAGTCTTGGATTTGTCTACTTTTCGTTGGGATAATGTTTCGGCCATCCAAGTGTTAGCATTATGCATTTCTGCTTCTGATAAAGCTTCGTTAGGATTCAACGGATCATCCACAATTATGAAATGACCGTGGAAACCCGTAACACCCCCCGTACCCACTGCAATTCGGAAACCTTTAGAGGTGTTCATAAAGAATTGCTTGGAGGCTTGATCAATACGTAAAGACATCCCACCAGAAACCTCTTTGTATAAATCACTTTGAACGATATCCCTGGAACGTCTACTAAGGTCAAGGGCTAGAGTGTGAGCATAAGAAGCGGTAATGAATTGTAGATCAGCTTTGCGTAACCAACACCAACATGGGAACATGACAGAGCAGATAGTTGATTTGGTAGAACCTGGGGCAATGTTGATAATAAGGTCGTAGTCTTTGGGGAGGTTTAGGAATACTCGTTCAGCAATGATCTGTAATTCATCACATAAATATTTGATATGCCAATTCCATACGGGTGTCTCATTAATAGTGACATACCAAAATTCCCTCACAAATTCATAGAAGGAATCCCGGCATACACTACGCAGCAAATTGGTTTCATTAAATGCTATCATGCTGCATTTTCTCCTGTATCAACAACCCGAGATTCAATCACCTTTTTCTTTCGGACTGCCTGAAGAATAAGCCGCCGAATATTAACAGGAAGATCCAATTCATCTATGTCTATATGAGCATGGGTTATCGTTCCGGAATGCTCGTGACTTACTTGGACTTTTTCTGAGTAACCTCTATCTGCATTGAGTGTCCTATTAGCAAAAATTGTTGCCCCCGTATCCCCAGACTTAACGAGATTGATTAAGGAGGATTCAAAGAAGTTTTTCTTGTGCCATTGTATCTCAGTAACCAAACTAGAAAATGTCGGATCTTCCCCCCATTTTCGGAAAGTTGAATAGCTGATATTTACTTTGCGAAGAGCTTGAGAAGTTGAAAAATTAGAGGCTGTCCACGCATACAAAAATAAATGCTGTCTCGCTTCCGTCCCTCTCCTACTCAAAAGTCTTTCAATCTGTTCCACACCAGTTTTCTTCTTATCAATTTGATTTATTTCATCCCATAAAACTTGCAATTCCTGGGGCAGTCGATTATAGACATAACCTCGAAAAGTTGAAATGGAATCACCCTCACTATCCTCAACACTGCTAAGGGATTTATAGGCCCGTCTCAAAGCTCTGCCGAGCAAGGGGTAACGAGTCTTCCAATCACTCAAAGTTGGTTGACTTACTCCCAAAGCACGGGCAATATTCTTCTCACACATCCCCTCTCTCGCTAGATCATAAGCGTCCAACACAAACCGTTCTTTCCATTTCTTCATCGGGGCAGCCACAATCTTCTCCTACACAAAATAGAAACCACTTTCATATTAACTACTATATGAAAAAAGTAAGGCAAAAAGTATACCTTTCCGAAAAAATAAACGCCATTTTCGATAGCAAAAACCACGATTCTAAAAATATATCAGAAAATGCTTATTTTTCCTCTAGTAAAAGCGTAAAACGACCGTATATTATTAAAGAAGGTTAACTTGTAAACCTTAGAACAAAAGGAGACAGAAAATGACAATGGCAAAAGCAAAGGCAAAGGCTCAATTAATCGCCAGTGTTACAATTGGCACAGACGCGGGGGCGACAATCGACCACAACATCTATGATAATGATACAATGATTATAAACGTAACCAGTAGCCAGCTTGGTGCATGGACAGGAACGAGCCGTCTCTATCCTATCCCGGCATGGCTCACTGATATGGCTCGCACGGTCGATGAAAATACCCTCAAGTCGCAAATACTCGCTATGTGTTTTTGGAGCCGCCCACATACTAAAATCCTGCGGAATGGACGTCATGTCAGATAATCTAAACCCCAACGTAAAGAGAAGCACACTAATATGAAACGACTATCCATACCCCAACGCAAGCAAATCGTAAACGACATGATAGAAAAACTGGAATGGGATTATACATGTCGATACGGACGATGGAACAAGAGGAAGCTTTTGGAGGAAGTAGAACAGAAGCTCCGCAAGAAAAGACTACAAAGAAAATATCAAGGAACATAATGGATTGGCAATGTATTTTCCTCGCAATCGTAACCTATTTTATTGTTCTGTGTTAGGAGGAAAGAAGATGAGTTTCAGAGATTTCAAGAATTGGTTTGCTGGACTGGTATTGGGAGCAGGTTGTATAGCCATGCTCACTATCCTGGGAGGATGTGGAACCATGAATGGAATCGCCAGTGATATCGAAGTCGCCGCCCGCAAGATCAAAGAGGAGACCACCCCATACACCCAAAGATCAATGCAACCCCGAATCGTCTATGCGACGAAGAATGTAAAGGAAAAAAATCATGAGTAAAACTAAACAACATCCAGAAATATTGAAGGCTTGGAATGAAAGAAACAAGCTCTATGCCGAAGGCAGCAAGCTCTATGCCGAAGGCGACAAGCTCCGTGCCGAAGGCGACAAGCTCCGTGCCGAAGGCGACAAGCTCCGTGCCGAAGGCGACAAGCTCCGTGCCGAAGGCGACAAGCTCCGTGCCGAAGGCAGCAAGCTCCGTGCCGAAGGCGACAAGCTCCGTGCCGAAGGCAGCAAGCTCTATGCCGAAGGCAGCAAGCTCTATGCCGAAGGCAGCAAGCTCCGTGCCGAAGGCAGCAAGCTCCGTGCCGAAGGCGACATCCTTTTCCTAGACAAAGTTATTAAAATTCATGGTAACACTAAATTGGAATGGAAGAATTGGAATGTGAAATTCCAATCTTTTGAATGTCGCCTTGGGAATGGTGTGGTTTATGGTTTTTGAGGTATTGTTGAACCCCTATGTGCATTTTAGCTGTTAGTCTCCCGCATACCATAACGGAGGACAATCCTGCTAAAAACTACAACACACATATAGGGCTCGACGTGAACGGGATAGGGGACGAAGTGCAATGCTTCGTTCCCCTACCCAATAAAATGAAGGAGCGTATTATGTCAGCAGCTGATGTAGAGCGGATAGCAATACGGGAAAGCTTCAAAGATATTCGCAAGTGGATTGACAAACTTGCATGGAACGCTCACAAGCAACTTGGTTTGGATTTAGAGGAAGCCCGAGCAGAAGCATATTATCATTTCGTGAATTCCTACTGGAAACACGATGCAGAACGGGGACAACTAACGACATATCTAGGATACCTGATACGGGACCGCCTGAAAGACTTAGCATTAAAAGGCAGGAAACGATGGAGGTGCGTTGTGTACTTTCATGAAATTGGAACACAACGAGAAGAGGATGGAACGTTTATAACCGATCAAGCATATTGCAAAGAGGAGCCAATTGAATATAGATTGTCCGAACTGTCTGATCAAGCTCGATTCGTGCTACAACTCTTAGACGATACTGGAATAGACCTCAAAAATCCTACAAAAACGAGGAGAGCGTTGCGAAACGAATTGAAAGAGACACACAACTGGACTGTCCGCAAAATCCATACCACATTTTTAGAAATACGAAGGGCATTACAATGACACGACTATTCCCCTATCAAAAAACAGGTGTCTTAGTCATGCGGGAGAAACGTGGTCGTGTTCTCTTGGCCGACGATATGGGTCTGGGGAAGACGATTCAAACCTTGACGTACATACGACGTAACAAAAGCATAAACCGAACAGTTGTGATTTGTCCAGCCTCTATCAAATACGTATGGCAAACTCAATCCCATCAACATATCAAATACAATTCTACCATCCTCAGCGGAACCCAGCCCCCCAAGAGAAATCCGCTTCTGACCAATCGGACACCCTTGTTAATTCTCAACTACGAAATAGCTCATGCTTGGTCTGATTTCATATTGGAAATGAAACCAGATCTGCTCGTAATAGATGAATGTCACTATGTCAAAACAGCAGGAACCAAACGCACCAAAGCAGTTCGGAAACTATCCCGAAAAATCAAAAGGATGATAGCCGTCAGTGGAACCCCTTTAACCAATCGGCCCGCTGAACTGTATCAAATACTTAACATGCTTTGGCAAGAGGACTTCCCCAGATTTAATACCTATGCTTGGAGATATTGTGCCCCTAAAAGAACGTTCTGGGGCTGGGATTACTCCGGAGCCAGCCGCATAGACGAACTCCACACCATCCTCACTGAGAAAGGAATGATACGTCGTCTCAAATCAAACGTCCTGAAGGATCTACCACACAAAATACGAGACACCATCCCATTCCATCTATCTACAAAAGACCAACGCGAATACAATAACATAGAAGATGATTATCTAGGATGGTTAGCAAAGACTGATCCAGAAAAACTCAAAGCTGCCGAAAGAGCTACCAGACTCGTTCAAATGGGTACCCTGCGAAGGAAAGCCGCTGCTGGAAAATTGAAAGGTGCGATGGAATGGATTGACGTCTTCCTAGAAAGCACAGACCGAAAAATTGTTCTGTTTGCTATAGGAAAAAAACTCATTCAAATCCTATACGAACGATACCAAAGCCAAGCCGTCCGTATCACTGGAAGTACTCCCGTCAAACTAAGAGGAGCAATAGCTCAAAAATTCCAAACAGACAGAAAGACGCGAATCTTCATAGGGAACATTCAAGCTGCCGGTACGGGCATCGATCTTTTTGCCGCAGACACTATGGCCTTCTTAGAATTTGATTTTGTACCTGGCAATCATATTCAAGCAGAGGACCGGATACACCGCATTGGACAAGAGGAACAAGTCACCATCCATTATCTCTATGCCATAGGAACCATCGAAGAGGATATGTGTAGAATCATTCAAACCAAACAAAAAGTCATAGCAAACGTTTTAGATGGTGAAGTTACGGAACAAATGGACTTAAACGTATTTGATCAATTAGAAGAAGATATTCGGAGAAGACAAAATGCCAAATCCAAGTAGAAAGCCCGCTACGGTTCACATGCTTATTAAAATCAATAAGGAAGTCCGAAGTCAGTTCAAAGCTCATTGTGCCAGACGTAATGTCTCCATGAAAGACACTATCGAAGAAATGATGAAAGAGAAAATCCAAAAAGGACTATAATGACCTTTGAAGAAATCCTAGAGGAGCATAATATTCCTACCGCTCCGGATAGTCACCGTCATGCCCGATCAGGATGGATCCAAATTGAATGTCCTTTCTGTGATGAACGTGCCGATAAATTTCACATGGGTTACAACAAAGCTGGAAAGTATGTGAACTGCTGGCAGTGCGGTCCTCATCGACTAGAACCAACGTTCCAACTACTATTTGGGGTAGGCTGGAACGAAGCTATGAAACTAGCCAAGGGCATCAACAAGGAACGTGATGCAATACCTTTCAAAAAGAAGGGAAAACTGAAAATGCCTTCTGGTTGTATTATGAATGAACTGGAATATCCCCACGAAAAATATTTGAAACATCGAGGATTCAACCCAGACGTTATCAAACAGTTATGGGGTATCGGATGTACTAGCAGCATATCCAGTGTTCCCCTCTCCATCATTATCCCAATCTATCACCATAATGAAATCGTCAGCTGGACTTCCCGGTATATAGGCAAAAACAAACAAATACCACGATATCGGGCTGCACACGCTACAGAGGAGTCCTTCCCAGCCAAACAGCTGCTTTACGGTGCCCAGTACGCCCGCTACGCCGCAATCATCGTGGAGGGGCCTACCGACGTATGGAAAGTAGGTCCAGGGGCTGTAGCAACACTAGGGCTGTCCTATACGCAAGACCAATTCCTTGCCATGCTCCGATACCCTACACGAGTAATTTGCTTCGACAATACTAGGGAAGCCCAGAAAGTAGCAGAAAATCTCAAAAAGGATTTGTCAGTCTTTAATGGCGACACGTATAATATGGTACTGGATTCGGATGATCCTGGTTGTGCAACAAAAGAAGAAATCAAAACAATCCGGCGGGTAGCCGGGTTAAATTAATAGGAGAATACTATGAGCAAAATACGATACAAATCTAAACAGTTTCGAGAAGAATCTACAAACATCATCCAAATAGCTAACCAGATCATTGAGGAGTACCAAGCAGATGGATATAATCTAACCGTCCGTCAGCTGTATTATCAATTTGTAGCAAGAGGATTTCTACCGAACAAAAATGCAGCTTATGCCAAACTGAGTAATATAATCAGCAACGCTCGTCTGGGAGGATTACTGGACTGGACAGCTATAGTCGATAGAACACGGCCTCTGCGAGGACCTAGCCACTGGGATAGTCCAGCTGAAATTATCCAAACGTGTGCAGAATCCTTTCGTTATGATACTCGAATCGACCAACCCTGGTACATCGAAGTCTGGGTTGAAAAAGATGCTCTAATAGGGGTCCTACAAAATGCCTGTGAGGATCTTGACCTATCATACATGTCGTGTAGAGGTTACGTGAGTCAAAGTACTCTCTGGAGAGCTTCCCTGCGAATGGTCAGACGAGAAACAGAAAAAAAGCAGACTATGATAATCCATCTGGGAGATCACGACCCCTCTGGAATTGATATGACCAGGGATATACAGGACCGCTTAGAAATGTTTGGTTCCTCTTGTTATGGCAAACGGATAGCCCTGACAATGGATCAAATTGACGTATATAATCCCCCACCCAACCCAGCTAAATTGACCGATACGAGAAGCCGGAGCTATGTGGCAAAGTATGGAGAATCTTCATGGGAACTAGATGCCTTAGATCCCCGAACTCTAACTGAATTAATTGAAAAAGAAGTTGGTCTATTGACTGACATAAACAAACGAAATGCTTTAAAGGAGAATCAAATAGAAGCCAAAGCCCAGCTGCAACGTATAGCAGATGAATGGACAAACTAACCCCAAAAGTAAGGAGATTTGAAATGGCAGCGAAAAATCAAACAAGATGGAATTACACATCAACCAAAGTAAATCTCAATAAACGAACAGCTCATCTCCTGTTGAATATGAATACCATGCCGGGAGATGAAAAACGCATGAGTGAAGAGAGAATTCAAATACTTCTCTTTCTAAAGGACAATCAATGTATTCTTCCAGAAATGATCACGCTTGCATCTTGTTTTGTAGAAGAGGAAGAAAAAGAATATCGAATGAATGGATATCACACAGCAACCTCTATACTCAGAACTGATGCTTATCCAGAAGGATGGGGACGTGTTGATCTACTTAGATTTCATGTTCAAACCTTTCAACAAGCTTCTGAAATCTATCAACAATTTGATGGTATGTGGAGCGGTAGAACTTTGAATGACTTAATTAACGTCTATAAGGAAACTCACACAGACGTCCATCAATACTCTACTGATACCGTGAAATTCTTCCTAGCTGGAATGGAAGCAGTATTGGGATCAAATAAGGATTCCTGGAAAAGAAAAATACATCATACTCGTTTGGATATTCTTGATCCTGAAAGTCCTCTTCGGAAAGAGCATCCAAAACTATTTGAATTTCAATGTAGTATATTTGGAAACTGTGAAACCCCCAGCTTCCGATTTTTGAAAAGACGAATCCTGTTTCAAACAGCCTGCGTTCAATACTCCACTCATCCAGAAAAAGCTACCACTTTTTGGAATCTGGTGAAGTATGGTTGTCCCGATGGAACTGTATTTGAAGCTGAAAATCCAGCGTACATTTTAAGAGAATGGTTGCGAACTCATTCAGCCAAAACCAGAGGCATTAAACAAGGTGTCCCTATCTGTTGGTTTGGAACAGCCGCCAGATCATGCTGGCAAAAGTATATTGGAGGAGAAAAACTTCGTCGTATGCCTAATTTGAAAGTAGTGAAAACGAAGAAAACGAAGAAAACCGCTACCCGTAAGTCCAGGAAAACCAAGTAGTTATCTATAAGGAGTCTAGGAATTTGAAAGTGGAGTCTAGGAATTTGAAAGTAGTGAAAACGAAGAAA